CCATGCGGACATTAGTCTGCGCCCAGTCCTCGCTGTGTCCTGCCTCGTCCGGTGTCGGCGGGTAGACGCCCTGCAGTTGCACCGACTGCAATTCGTAGGCGGCTTGAGGGTTACGCGCTGCCCACGCTTCGTACGTGTCACTTGGGATCATGTTGCGCCCCCAGTCAGTCTGCGGAAGGTACGCAAGAACGCGCGCTCGGCGAGCAAGGGCGACCAGCGCTCGACGTGGAAGTCGTACGGCTCGAAGTCTGGGAAGAACTCCAGCGGCAGGCCGAACGACTTCGCCTCGGTCACTAACAGGCGCAGGTCGCACTCTGTCACCTTGGGGTGCAGCGTGTTGACGTGGTACTTGTTGTCGACCGCCGTGTGGTAGTGCGCCTCAAGCGCTTTGAAGTTCGGGCATGCTAACGCACGTTTAATCGGGCTTAACACGTCGCCGTAGACGACCTCGGGGGCGTCGTGCAGCAGCGCGGCCAGCGCGTGGGCCTGGTCCTCGATAAGACGGGACGCAAGGACACAGTGCTGCGCGACCGGGTACGTCCCCGCCGCCCCGTTGTACCGGTTTATGTGCGCTAGCTGGTAGGCGGTCACCCCTATTGAGGGCAGTTCGCCCCCAATGACGTGTAGCTTGCGGTCTGACATGCAAATCGTGTGTGTCTTCATTGTTTCTTGCTCCGGTTCGGGACTTCGCGAATTGAAGTGATCACGGCGTTCTCACCTATGTCTTTGCGGACGCCAACGGTGGCGGCCAACATTGCGGCGGCGAGGTCTACCCCAAAAGCCTCACCGTCTCCCATGACCGTGGACGTCGGGGACTGGCAGGCGAACTTGAACTTAAAACGTTTCTTGAGGGGGGTCATCCGATGATCTCCTTTAAGGCTAGGGACAGGCCCCGCAGTTGCGGCGGGGTCAGGGTGCCGAGTTGCGCCTCGACGTAGGCACGCGGCCAGCGGTCGGGCTCTGCGTCGACCAGGTGACGGGCCGCTGTGGCAACGTCCGCCGCTCGAGCGATACGCGCCACGGATACGGGGTGCATGCCGATCACTCTAGCTATGCGGGCGGCGGTGACGGCGCGCCACCCCTCTGCGTCTGCAATACTTGCGGCCACGAGGGCCAATTGGTTAAGCCTCATATTTTACCCCAGGCAGTTGGCCGGTGATGATTAGTTTTGCTAGCGCACCGGCAACCCCGTAACTTACTACGTTCTCGGCTTCCAATGCTTTGCGGAGCACACGCTTTAACACGTCAACAGGTTCAAGAGGCATAAGGCCGTGCTCTGGGATCGTTACATAAATGCTGCTACCTTCTGCATGCCAGACGTCAACGTCCAGCAGTTCGTCGCGGGCAACGAACCGCACGATGCCGTGGGGCAGCGTCTTAGCGTACCGTGGCTCGGGCACAATGGCTGCCGCGGCGGCCTGCTCGACCTCCTTAAGCGTTAGTCGGGCCCGCCCGTATGTCCGGCCACTCGGCCCGAAAGGCCACGCGTCCCCTGTTGGCCCGTGTGCGGCGGCGTGTGCCTCGGCGGCTGCTTTCTTTTGTGCTTTGGTTACTTGCCCCATGTCGGTGCATCTGGTTTGTTGATCGGTTGGTAGAAAGCCACGGCGAACCCGCACATGCCCTCGTCGTTGCCCCCCATGCTCTGGAAGGTGCCGCCCCTTGGGTAAAGGGCCCAACGGGCCAGTACCACTTCGCCGCGTTCGTTGACGACCCAGAACGCTGCGCCGTATCGGGCGATCACAGGCTCTGAGCGTGGCACCCACTTGCCTAGGGGGTCTATGTTGTTGTCCATGGTTGTGTCTCCGTGCTGTTGGTGTTGTATAACCTTAGCCCGCCACGACATCCTTGTCAAACTTTTTAGCAATTTTTTCTATCAGGTCGTTGGTTTCGTTTAGGCCCAGCGTCTCGGCGGTCAGTACGTCCACCCCGAACCGTAGAAAAAACCGCTTTTGGATCTCCGCGGGCATGCGGTCGCCGGGCTGACAGCCGCCCCACCACGCCATTAAGTGCCGCAGGACTTCCCGTCGATACTTGGTCGCCCTAAAACGCTTTAGCTGTTGCCCGTGGCCTATCTGCGGCACATGTCTGGCGAACAGCCCGCGCGCGAACTCGTCCTCGGTCACGTTGGCGGCCTCCTTGGCGGCGAACAGTGCGTCGAGTGCGTCTAGGTCTAGGGCGGTTAGGTCGCCGTCCACTTGCTCGAGGGACGAACGGTCGGCGGGCTCTGGTACAAGTCCGCAGTGTGGGCAGGCGAGTCGAAAGGCTTCATAAGGCTGCGTGCACCCTGGCGTCGTCACAGTGCCCGTGCATACTTTCTGCTTGACCTTGTCACTCTGCGCGCTTTCGCCCTTCTCCCGGCCTTTGAGCGTCCAACGGCGCGGCCATGTGACCTGCCCGTGCCTGTCCCAATTGCTCACCGCGTCGATTACGATGGCAAACTCTTTACCCTCGGCGGTACGTAGCACGCGTCCGACCATCTGCATGTACTTGGCCAGCGACATGGTGGCGCGGCCTATCAGGCACGTGACCGCCGCCGGTACGTCGAATCCTTCGTCGAACAGGTCAACGTTTATCAAGACCATAACGTCGCCGTGCTCGAACGCCGTGAGCGCCTGCTCGCGCTCGCGTTCGTCTGTCTTGCTGCTCAATGCTACCGCGTTGATCCCTTTCGCTCTAAAATCGGCGGCCACGTCGTTGGCGGTCTCGATGGACTCCACGAACGCGATCGCCTTTGTACCCGCCGCCCATTTCTGATATAGGTCCGCCAGTTTGCCGACGAGTTTCGACTCAATGACGCGGGCACGCATGGCCGTGGCGTTGAACTCTCCCGACGCGGTCAGCGGCACGTCGTCCACCGAGAACCCCGTGTCGGGCGCGTAGTATTTGTACCGGCTAAGGTGTCCGCGCTCGATCAGCTCTTTAGGTGTGGGGCCTTCGACCATGACCTCGGCGAACCCGCCCTCGCCTATGCCCAGGCCTGTGCCGTCTGCGCGTTCGGGCGTAGCGGTCACAAATAACAGTTTTGCAGCGTCAAACAGGTGCACAGCCTTGGCCCAGAACCCCGCCTCGACATAGTGGTGCCCCTCGTCGAACACCGCCAGCGACACCTGCTTGATCCACTCGTTGAGGCGCTTGTCGTTGCTGGTGGCCTTGCTGGTCAGCGTCTGCACACTGGCCACACCTACGGGCGAGGACGGCTCGACAAACGACTTTTTAAACAGTAGCAAGTGTTTACGGCGGATCATGGCCACCGTTGCGGGCGGGGCCACTATGCGGTGCAGCGTCCCGACTTTCGCCAGTGAGATGGAGATCTGCGCCAAAATCTCACGACGGTGGACCACGACGATCGCGGACCCCTTGTGGTGGTGCATGATGTCCGAGAACGTGGCAGTTTTATCACCGCCTGTTGGGAGTACCCCCAGCACGGACCGGTAGGTCTGCCAGGCGTCCATTAGCCCCGCTTTAAACTTGAGCTGGTAGTCGCGGAGCTTAATCATCGGTCAGTACCTGCGTCTCCAATACTAGCGCACGCAGTACGCGCTGGCGCTGGTGGTGGGTCAGTTCGCCGATGTCGTACTCGATGGCGGCGCGGGGGTATGTCATTTTTTCCGAAGCGATGATCGTTTTCGACTCGGCGATGATGTCCGGCAGTAGTGCGGAGCGGCTGACCGACACGCGGTTGACCCCGATGCTTTGGGCGATGGCACTGGACGTGACCGCCGCGGTCCCTTGTGCCTCGGCTACCTGCGCGGCAGCGAGGGCTAGTTGTTTTATTTTCATTTGGGCGTCTTCCTTCTGGTTAGCGTTACGTAACTTTAATCGTTCGACGTGGGGGGTGTCAACTGCGGACATAAAAAAAAAGCCCACCGGGTGAGGGTGGGCTAAGGGGCCTTATAGGAAGCCCGCGCATTGTGCCACAGCGTACGCGCGTTTGCAATCGGGCGCGATGCCCGCTTGCCACGCCAGCCAGTACCGGCCGAACTTGGCGCGCTGGTGGGGCTCAGTCATGCGCCACGGGGTGTACCCGAAGCGCTTGGCCCACGCGAGGAACTGCGGGTCGGTGGGGTTCATTCTGAAAGCCACCCGAGCGCGTAGGAGTACGCCCACACCCCGCCCTTTTTTACGCGGCGGAGGTAGCCCTTTTCGGTGGCGCCTCGCAGTAGCGCGTGGGCCTGCGTCAGGCTGGACCCTATGTGCACCGCGGTCATGTCCGCCGTCACCGGCCGGTGGTTGGTGCGAACCCACAGCACCGCCTCGCGCTCGCGGTTGCTCAGGCGTATGCCTGCGAACAGCTCTGGGCGCTCGAGCATTGCGACCCTTAGTTTATTAATTTTGGTTGTCATTTGCGCACCTCAGGGGCAGTCGGGTCTTTGCCTGCGCGCTCAAAAACCGATATACGGAAGGCGTCGCACATGGCGTGCAGCGTCTCGACGGGTATCTCGGACAGCCTGAAAATGCGGGGCGACACGGACGGCTCCTGCCACCCCTCAGGGGCGAAAGGGGCGAAAGGGGCGGAAGGGGTGAAAGCCGTGGGCGGGGGCGGGGGCGCAGGTGCATGCAAACCAGGGCGATGGACGGGCGCTGCCTCCTCCGCTACGTCCGGCACTCTGAACGGCCTTAGGTCTACGCATATGTTAGTTTTAGTGCTCATTGGTCGTACTCCTTTGTCTTTGGTGGTGCGCGGCTAGGCGCGGGCGTTTACGAACTTGACCACAGCGGCCAGGGTGCGGACTTTCTTACCGCCTGCGCCCAGTTGGCCGTCAAGGTTTTGGTATACCGTGCCGTCGGTCAGTACGAAGTCTGCGCCGCCGTGTGTGAATTTGACGGTGTCGGGTGCGGTCTGTGTACCTTTGAAATGTGCGGTTACTTGTTCGATCATGTTGTTTGTCCCGTTGGGTTACGGTTACGTAACTTTAGCCCGTACAGAGACGGGCGTCAAGTATTATTTTACTAGCGCCAGTGCTGCGTCCACCAGCACGCTGCGCAGAGGGGCCAGCAAGAACCCACGGCGGCCACTGCGGACCAGTTGCGAGACCCCATGAGCCCGCAGCCAGCGTGCGACCTCGTTTAGTTCCCCTTTGTGCGCGTTACTCATTCCGATGGCTGTCGCCAGCTCGGTGCAGGTCATGTGCACAGTCGGGCGGCTCTCTAGGTCAATGCGAGACGACAGCAGCTCGTCCACGCGGCTGACCGCTCGAAACGCCTCGTTGCGTTGTGCGCAGTGGTTGTTTTCTTCCGGTGACAGGTGCCACGTCTGGCCCGCCACAACCTCGGCCATGGCTTGCGCCCACGCTTGCTGCACGTTGACCGTGTGCTCGTGGTTGATGTGCGTTACGCGGATCGGCCAGAATCGGCGGTTTCCGGTCTCGTCTACCAAAAAGTTTGTTTGATTCACAGACCCCATAAACGCGGTCATGCGGGGAAACTTGCTGCTAGTGCGAGCGTACGGCAAGCGGATGTCGTCCACCTGTCGCGACATGAACGCCTTAAGCTCTGCCACTGCTGACTTGTTGAACGTGCCGTCCAGTTCGCCGAGTTCAACAAGCCAATGGCTGATCGCGGTCTTGACGCTGTCCTTGTCCGTGGTGTCGAGGATCAGACCGTCCGCGCGCAGCTCTGGTGCACACAGCGACTTGAAAAACCGCGTTTTACCTGTGCCCCCTCGCTCGTCCACCCAAACGATCGCGCTCTCGAACCCGAACGCATATCCTGTGCCACATGACACGGCGCCACGCATCCAACGGCGGAACAGCATCCCGCAGACCGCGGCGTCTTCCTCCGGGTCAAGCACGACCTGCGAGAACAGCTCACCGACGTGATCGCGCCCGTCCCAGGGGGCAGAGTTGACCATGTCCCGCACGGGGTTGACATAGTTCTCATTAGCCAGCGCGCACACCATGCCGGGCACGTCGCCCTTGGGGTAGCGGTTCAAATTGGCTAGGCTGACCATGTGGCTAAGTGCGGCCTCGTCCTGCAGCGACCCGCCTTGTCGAAAGCCTGGCAAACGCATGGTTAGCTCTTTGCTGATCTCGTTGAACTCAATCTGCACGTTATACGCGGCGGCCATCACGCGGAAGTTGTCCACGGTGCCCAGCGGCTTCTCGTCTCGGCCCGATGTCTGGTCGGGGTGCCAGTGGCGCGGGTTAATCGGTTCACTCTGCGACAATGCCTTGCTGGTATCGTTCTCGGGCATGTAGTCGCGGGCCAGTGTTGCCGGCTTCTTGACTTCCGCCCCGTGGATCACGGCCTTAACTTCGGGCGTCAGGCGTTTGCTTTCTTTCAGGTTGCCCTCAAGTTCGGCGCGTAACAGTGTGACCTCCATCGCGCAAAACGGCCCGTCGTTGATCTCGCCCACGAGGCGCTGCACTTCGGCCAAGTCGCACGCGTCCCGGCGTATACTGGCCATTAAGTCCTTGAACGTCGCGCCCTCGCTTGCCATTTGCTTGAACGCAAGCGCGGCCAGTTCGCCAAGTGAGAAGATCCGACCGCCGTGCGCCTTACTGTCAAGAAACGCGCCCTTGCTGTCGTTGTAAATCTTACCGACGGGGTGGCGGTTGTTGTAGTCGGGTTCGAGTGGGTCCAGGCACACCACGCCGTGGTACTTTGCGGGGTCGGCCAGCACGTCCGCCACGGTGATCACGCCACGGTCATATGCAAGCTCGATCGGGAAGTCGTTCGACAGTATGCCCTTTTCTTCTGCCACGTCGTACCGCGCGCGCACTTCTTCGGGGCTAACGTTCTGTTGTGCCGCAACCGTGTGGATATGTGTCTCACGCTGGGCGGCCGATGCGGGGGAGGCCGCTTGCTTGGCGGCATACACCAGCTCGGCATACCGCTTCTCGTCCGCTGCGCTCAAGTCTGGCAACGCCGCAACGGTGTCGAGCAGTCCACCCTCTACCGCTAGGCCTGGGGGCGGGTAGCGTACGAGCCCTTGGCCACACACTGCACCCGCTGCGAAGTCCAAGCGGCTGGGCTGCCATACGGCGGCGTCAATAAGCCCGCGGACCAGCGCGGCCCCGTTCTGCGCTATCTCGATCCGCCCGTGGCCATTCAGCCACATGCGCTTAAACAGCACGCCACCCGCTCGGGGTACGTCCGCCACGTCTTTGACTGCGATGTATATGTGCTGACCCTTAAGGCCTGCGAGTTCTTCACCGGTCGAAGCGTCGAAAATGTTACCCGAGGCACTTGGGCGCCACAGCCAGCCCGCGGACGATGCGGCGGGTAGCACTGAAAACAAGGCGCCAAGTAGTGCGTCTCGGCCCAGTATGCTAGCGCCGGGGTCGTAGTCCAAATACATGAACCCGCCACCTTTTGGCCATGCAAACGATTTATCAGACCGTGTGATCGCCCCAGGCGTTGCGGATAAATGCTTCTCACTGACTATCGGCGCAGACGGCACAGGCGGCGTGCCATATGCGACGGCCTGGTTCGACTGCAGGCCATCAAGCAAGGCATTGAGCCCCGCCATGCTGGTGACGTCGTGCACATCGGCGTGGCCTTTGGTCATGTGTGCTGACGATGTCTTGCTCAAAGTCCCGTCTGGCTGCATAGCGATGTGCTTTGTCAGCGTAGGCGGCTGTGTGCTGCTAATTATTGTTATTTTCATTGATGTACGCCTTGATACTTTCAACACAAAAAAGGGTCTTACGCGGCGTGGTGCGTTGGGTCTTAATCTTACCCTCGCGCGCCAGCCGGTGGGCGTGTGTCGTATGTATGCGCAGCATTGCCGCCGCTTCTTTCACGGGGATCATGTCGCTCATGGTGGTTACTCCGTTATGGGTTCGAGGTGGGACGGGCGGACCCAGACGCGGGAGCCGTCGCCGATGTGTTGGACCGAGACCAGTGCACAGTTAACGTACCGCTCCACGCGGCACGCGCCCCCGTTCTTAAGCGTACGCAGTGTGCCCCCGTTGAGCCCGTGCGGCGGGTTGTTGGCCTGTGGCAAAAGGTCGAGGTCTTTGCAACTGACTACGCTCTCTCCGCCGAGGGTGTCGTGCCACTGCACCTTGACGTTGTCTGGGCCGATGAATTCGACGACGTGGCATTCAAACTTGCCGCGTCGCGTTGTTCTGTTGGTGCCTGGCAGCAGGCCGTATGGTGTTCGCATGGGTGTGTCCGCGTTCTGGTGTTTATGCTTCTTATACTACGACAGGGGCCCGAGGTATGTCAACAGCCCAGAGGGTAAATAAAAAGGGTGCACGTTCTCAAAAACGTTGTGCACTAGGTGCACGTCTCTAGGTGCACGTCTTTTCGGCAGGTGCGCAACTAATGCACGTCTTTTTACCCCATGTGCACCCGTGGACGCCTTGCGGTTCGCGGGGTGCACGGTTTAGGTGCTTAAAGTGCACATCTACTATAAAGTTAATACATTTATATATAAGGGGGACATAAATATGCGAACGTCTACACGTATAGGGATTCTGAGCATTATGCGCACATGTGCACCCGCCAGATCTGTGCTAAAATCGGCCAAACAGTCACACAGGAGCACCCAAAATGATGAAAATCGACATGAGGCAGGCCAGAGCCCTCGAAGACTTACTCGGCCAAATGAACCGCAAGGCGATCCCGTTCGCACAGCGAGACGCGATCAACGACATGGCGTTCGCCACCATGAGGCAGGCGCGGGTGGCGGTCCGCTCTGACTTCGTGAACCGTAACAAGTGGACCGTGGGCAGTATCCGGGCGGACAGGGCGCGGTCCACGCGAGACAGTGCGGAGGTCGGCAGCACGGAGCGATACATGGCGGACCAAGAGTTCGGCCGCACGAAGACAGAGCACACGCAGATGGCCACGCCTGCCGCGTCGGGGGAGTCAAACCGCGCCAAGGTGCGACGCAAGCCAGTGCGCAAGGCCAACCGCATGGCCAACATACGCCTAGGCCAGCGCGTCAAGGGGGTGGCAGGACGCGCGCAGCAGAACATCATCGCGCTGAAAGAGGCCAAGGCAGAGGGGCGCAAGTTCGTGTATTTGGACCGCGGCAGGGTCAAAGGGATCTA